CTATATTTAATACCACCATCAGCCAGAAACACGAGTTGGCTATTCTTCGAAAAGAAATAACTACATTGCCCTTCTGATCTAGCCAACCGTGTTGGTTGAATGGTGTATAATAAAATAGGGTTCTGGTACCGATTTACAAACCTATTCATATCCACATAGTAATCATTTGATATGACTGAAATCACTGCATTAGTGGGAATAGGTTCATCCGCCGGCTCGAGATGGAAGTCACTATCAGCAAAATAACTCCTACTACCAGGCCCACCCTGGTTTTCCTCTCGAGCTCCACGCATGTAATGCCAATAAGGTCGGGAAACCCTATGGCAAAATTGTTCAATCGTTGCTTGGGCGCGATTTCTGTCTGCATGTCCCTGCAACGTCTGGCCAATGGCCTCACCAACAAGTATTTGATCAGAAAATTTATCACATAAAATATCATGATCCGAATACTTGCCTGCCTCCTTTGAGGCATTTAACCAAACTGAGAAGTGGTACCTAATTTTCAACCAATTGATTATCTGCTTGGTCCATTGTTTTACCTTCTCAGTTAGACTACTAGAGTCTAAGTCTTGAATTTCCTCCATTGCCCAACCTAAAGCATGAGTAAGCCCCATTCTCGCCGCACCAACATAACCATTCTCATGGATTGTGTCTGCAGCAATGAGCATCTTCTCATAAGCCCAACCCGCTCCCTGCATCCAGGTCTTAGCTGCTAAGCACCCTATGCCAACGGAGCTGACGGCTAACTTCTCCCACCAGCACAAACTCGGCGGCTCCCCGCCATTCTCAAATGGAACCTGACTAAGGGTTCCCGTAAGTGTTGGATGTCCGTCCCCGGGTGCTGCCCGCGTCGAGGGTTGTCCCTCTAGGGCAGCCGAGCGCTGTTCATGGTTAGACATCATGATTTTGCGGTGTAGGTGCCACGTGCCTCCCGCTAAGCACGCGCGTTCATTTAACATGGTGTACTTTGGGTTTGTATGCCAAAGCCACCATAGGCCATAGACTCTTCCGACACGGACAGGACAAAACGTGGCATTAACAGTATTTCGGGTGGGTACTGCGTGGATACTGTCCACACTTGTTGCCACCAATACAGTCAAAGACTAGTGGGTATGAGCCACTAAACACTGTCAATGGTACACGTTCT